TTCTTCACGACGTCTTTGATGGATACCAGTATTTCTGCCTGGCGGCCGGAGGTCTGCTTACTGTTCTCGTTGTTGACCTTGTCGCCGATCATCCAGGTGGGCAGGCAGGTTTCCTGATCCGCAAAATTCATGAAGATGTCAGAGATCTTGCCTAGCTCCTCGATGTGGGAATCAATGTTGTAAACGCGGACGGCAGGGTATTGGGCCTCGATACCGCGACCGTCACGGTACCAGATCTTGCGGGGGTAGAAGGAATTCAGGTCGGTGCCTTCGTGCATCAACTGCCAGTTTATCTCTACCTGGGGGCCACAATTATGTGAAATTATTCCGTTTGCGACGAAGTTGTTGTTTGTGCCGTCCATTTCAAGGTTGAATACTTCTTCCTCTCCGGCATACTCGATACTGGAAATTTCGTCGTAGTCAACGAATTTATGCTTATAAGGATTCCCGAAATGATCGTATCTGCGATGAATATATAGATGGCATGGTTGACAAAGGGTTATTTTATTGCTTGGGTCGTTGTTGTATGGATTATGATCCTTGTGATGAATACAGAGTCTCACGCCAGCGTCTGCCCTTGCGCCACATCGTTCACAGATGTCTTTTTTGTCTTTCTGGCATAACCATCTTTGCCTTGCTGTATTCATCGAGGCTTCCAAGTTATCGTTCGATGTTAGGGCCTGTTTCATATTCCATGCGCTGTTCTCGATCTTGGATGCGCATTTTCTGCATCTTACTCCACGCAAGGCGGTTGGTTCTCCGCATTCAACACAATTCTTGGGCAGGTCGATGTCAGGCGGATGTGTCTTTATCATTGCACAGGAACGGCATCGAATGCCTGACCCCTTTGTCTGCTTCCCGCATTCAACGCAAACTCCAGATGGCCTTTTACGGGTCCCGTTGACTGCAATCAAGTCGTCAACGCAGAACTCTTTCAGTTCCTTCCATTCGCCATCATCGCCCATGAAACGATGGTCTTCAGTTGCTTTTATGTGGTATCCGGATGCGGTCTTTATCTCGTATACTTTCTTGATGCCATTGTTGAAGACCTTGTTTATCTTATTGTAGAACAGCTCCCCGGTTGACTCGTCAAGGGATCTTATCTTCATTCTGGTTGCGTCCCACCGTTTGGATAGTTCCCGAAGCGTGCTTACCTTCTTCCCTTGTCTGTAAACTTCCGTGTCTCCTGTCAAGCAGACGCAAGCTGCGTTATCCAGCATCATGCGGGCGGAGGAAGCCACGGCTATCTGACTATGGCGCATGACACGGGCCAGGCCTTCGCCGAAGATACTGGTTTCGTCTTTTTCGTAGTAGAAGACCTTGTAATGGGTCAGGGCGCCGTCGTATAACATGACTTTCACGGGCTGCTTACCGATCAACCAGACGTTTGCAGCGTATTCCAGTTCAACGTCGATCTCGGATCCGTCAGGGTTCAGAATGCCGCAGGCGGCCAGGTCGGATCCGTCGACGTAGCCCCAGTACTGGATGGCTTCGTAACGCTTACCGTGCTGGCGATAACTGGACTGGGTCGTTGTGGTGCCTGAAGAAAAGATGGTGGTGCCGCCGGCTTCAGATGAACTCTGGGTTGCCGCATCCACTTCAAGGGCCTGCAGGTCTACTTCGAAAGGCTCGGGGACGTAATCACCGTCCGGGCGTTCCTGGAGGTATCGACGGATAATGTCTTTGTCAAAGTCCGGACGCTTCATTAATTTGCGCAGGTCGTGCTTGGTCAAGATGCTGCGCTGCCAGAACCCCTGTGCCTGGGAGAATTCCGCAACGGTCATGTCAGGGTACCAGTCCCAAATCCGGGTAAATTCCATATAGGGGACATCCTGGTCTTCGATTTTTTCGATATAGGTATTGGTCTGGTCGTCTGGTTGCCAGCGACGTTTCTGGCGTCTGTTAACCAGTGGACCGGCGAGGATTCCTGTGCCGTATAGGAGTCCGCTTCGTAGAACTTTCTTGGCAACTTCCGGATAATCCATCTCGGTCAGCTGATCGTCGATCTCGGACTGCATCTTCTGGGCGGTTTCCTTGGCGAAGTCTTTAATGGCCTCGTTAAGCTGCTCGCGCGTCGGCGGAATGGGTTGCATCGGGAACCCGGTTTGGGGGTCTATCTGAACCTGGCCGGTTGCCTCGTCGATGGGAGGAGGCTGGGTAATCTGCTGGGCGATTTGGAAAACAAGGGCAGCTTGGATGACCGGTTCGGGGGTCGGGGCTAATTCCCAGTTGCGATCCTGGTCAGGGAAGAGCATTTCATGAAGACGGGAAAGGACGATGTTGACCTTGGAGCGGGTCAGCTTGGGGTAGACATGGGAATTGTCCGGGTCAATGCGGACATCAGGGTCGTAGACGCCTTTATAGGCGCGCAAGTCTTCCAGCCACTGCAATTCCTTTGGGCGGCGGTAGGCTTTGTTCGTGCTGAACTCGTTGTACAAGCGGTATCCGAATGCCCGCATGGCTTCTGAATCACGCCTTGATGCAGCAAACTCCTCCTGGATCTGATCCATTATCCATAGTACCTTTCTCCCCTTAATTTTCGTGTCGGTTTCGTATTGGTAATTGTCTTAATATCCGCCGATCCGGGATGCGGGATGATGCGCCCGCTGGTTCAACCGGGATAACAGCGCTTTCTTATGCTTGTCATACTCCTGTTTTTCGTCAATGTAAAGGCAAAGGTATTCGCAACTGTCTGCAATGTGGGATGAAAAGTTCTTGACCGGCATGTCCTTGGCCTCCTGTTGGCCGCCGCGGAAGGATTTCTCTAAAGCGTAATGGTAGTCGCCGTTGAAGGCCTTGCGGAGGTACCGGCAGTTAGGAGAAAGCAGGAAGCCGGGCTCGCCGTTCACCATCTTGCAGAGGAAATTGTCGACGGCGCTGATCCGGGCAACGATGCTGTTGGTCGGTGCGGACACGATGTTCTGCAATCCGATCTCGGAACTGTGCAGGACGTCGAAGCAGGTGGACTCGTCGGTCTGCGCGCGGGCTGTGCCGGCGGGATCGCCGTAACCTGCGACATCAAATCCCCAGTATTTACTGCGGAATAATGGCAATAACTGATTGATGGCGAATTGTTTGATGGCCATGCCGTCGGAAACTAACTCGTCAAGGATGCGTAATTGGCCGAAGGGAGTGATCTGCCCGATGGTACAGGCCGGCTGGAGTCCGAAGTCCAGGCCGACGATTAACGGAAGGCCCTTGACCGGCTCCAGGATGCGTTTGGCGCAGTGGACATTGTCGACGTAGTTCTGGAAGACCGGCTTGCCGGAGAGGATGTACCCGTACAGGCCATGGATGTAGACGCGGACGTACATCTCGTCTTTACCGCGGGCCAGGTTGCTGTAGTAATTCTTGGATAGATGCCGCGTGTTCTCCGCCTGGGCGGAGAGGCCTGATGGCTGCTTGAAGACTTCCCAGCCTTCCGGGCGGACCACTTCGAACATCTTGTATAGGTAGCTGTCATCGTCTGGCGGGTTGGTATCCATGATGATCCCGGTCCAGGTGCAACCACCATCTTTCACGGCTGGGTAGCGGTCGATACGGCCGTCCATGGCCTCGATGATGGTCTTGGGGATCTCACGGGCCTCGTTGAACCAGGCGCCGGTTAGTTCAAGGGATAGCAGGTTGGATACCTGGTCTGGCCGGTCGAGGGCGCGGAATAATACTTCGATCTGGACGCCCGGAAAGGCTGTTATCATGTAGCTGTGGTCGGTGATGCGGTAGTTACCGAAGACCTTGTCCGGGAACCAGTCGAGGAAGGTCTTGATGGTCGTGTCTTTCAGCTGATTATACGACCGAACACACCAGAATCCTTTACCTTTTCTCCTAACATATACAGGAACCTCTTCCATCTCGACGCAATAAACATACCCATCGTATGGTTTCTTATGCCATCCAATCAACTTATTGGTCGTTTTTTTATTAACATATAGGATTGGATTGTATTTATGTGGGCAGAGAAAGGTTAGTATATAGGTCAGGGTATTCGTTCGGCACGTAATGCCATTGATTTTTGATTCACGCCCAATATGATCCTGCACAGAAATATTAACAACCATTCCTGCGCGCAATGCCAATTCTTGGATGTCGTCGGCAAGTTGTTTTGATCCAGTTGATGCCCTTACGCTTCCATCCTTACTATGTTGACCATCCCCTGCAAGATACCCTTTAATAAACGATGATATTTGTTGGCTTGTAGACTCTTTAATCCACTTAGGAACAGTTTTAGAGCAGGCCTTCCCCAATGGAATCAGCTCCCGAATTAAGGCCTTTGTCATTTCGTTTATCTTAACCGTAAAAATCGAAACGCCACACTTTGCCTTGCTCTCTCGATACGGTATCCCGGCCCCTGAAAAAAGACTCCTTACGTAACCTAGATTATCTTTTTGCGTAATGGCACAGCGCAATACCTTACGCTTTCCATATCGATATTCATTTGCGTGACCCTCGGCAACCCAAAAACCAATCCATTCAAACAGCGCCAAGTTGTCATTTTTTCTAGTTACCTTCCATTTTGCATTTCTTTTTACGCGGACGGTTTGATTCCCGTATATTTCTTCAGCAGTCTTTATTTCATAATTTCCCCAAACCTTTTTCCTTGTCCTGCGGGTAGATACCCACATCTTATGTTCAGGAGTAACAAGGAAATTAACTCCTTCATTTTCAAACCCTATCATGTCCCCTTTATATGGAAAGCTAACAACCTTGTTAGGAAGCTTAAAAACCAAATGATCATCTACAAGGCTTGCTACCTTATCATCCGGCAGCAGGTCTTTAAATAGTTGCCATCCACGCTTTTCAGTCAGTATCTCTGTGTCATCTGAATAACAATTGCGGACAACCGCCCAGCGGGTGCGGCGGATGCCGTCTGAGGATGGCGCCTGCTCGTGCCCGCGGCGGATGATCTCCATGACGCAGGCTGATGACTTGCCACTGCCGAACGGACCGATAACCAGGCGGATGCGCGAGTTGGATAAGGCAAACGCACGCAGGGTCGGAGCGTCGGAATAGTCATAGACGACGCTGTAGGCCGGTAATTTATGGTCGCGGGTGTCTGTCAATCTGCATGTATGTCTCCCGTGAATTTTCGTTTCGGGCTCATTATCATTTCGGTACTATTGGCAGCTGCAAGCCGCATGATGTAACGGCCGCGGCCCAGGTTTCTGATGACGGTATATTCCCTGCCCTGATGGTGCAGGTCAATGAGGTTCGCCTGGTTCTGCTTGATCTTTACCTTGTATTTGCCATTGCCCATGGGCGAAATGTGCAGGACGTCGAGGGGAATCCGCCGGCCGGCAACGGAGGTGTTGTCTTCGATGGCTTTCTGGTCTGGCTGGTCCATTTCTCACTCCGACATGTAGCATGATTCATAGTGTAGCAGATTTGTCTGGGATTGTACATGTTTGGCTAATTTCTCGACACTGTAGCCTGCCTCCTGCAACCGCTTGTTGATGTGGAACTCGCCGACGACGTAATCGACTTTCGGCAGGACGGAGGTATTTAACAGGGTCTCGTGCTCCATGCCTTCGACGTCGATCTTCAAGATCTTGCAGCGGGTAATCGCCATAAGCTTAAAGACCTCGTCCAGGGTTATCAGGTGGATGGTCTCGGTGTGGCTGGCCGCATAGGGCGTCATGTAGACGGATGATCCCCCGGAATGGATGTTGTCGATGATAATCTTCTCGTCACGGGCTGATCCGCCGATACCCATGGGCCAGGTTGTAATCGAAAGCGGGTTGATGTGATTGATTGAAATGTTCGCCAGGAGCTGCTTGTAGGTTCGATTAACGGGCTCCAAGGAAATGATCCGGGCCTGGGGAAACATGCCGGCCATCATGATGCTGAATACGCCCTCGTTGGCGCCCAGGTCCAGGATAACGTCGCCGGGGTCTATGTTGATTCCCGAGCGGACGATATGGTAATTGTCAGCGAATATCTCATTGATCAGGGCTGAGATGGTCGGGGTGTTGAAGAAATAGAATGTCTTGCCGTGGAACTCTTTCTTGATGATGCTGTATCCGCTCATTAAAGCTCCTTGTGATGTTGTATTGAGGCATTCTTGACCCCTTTAATTGCAATTACAGGCAGAATCCCCCGTTCGATTAATATAGCGGTCCTTGTAATTCCGGCCATGCAGCCCAAGCATGGATGGTATTTATCTATAGGCATCCAGTGTTTCTGGCATTCCTCAGGAAAAGTCAGTGGAGAAGTAAGTTCTATCATAGGGGTTACCAGTCTTCCTCTCCCTTACGTAATGTCATAGACGGCGGGGCTGCCTGCGGTTCCCTGGCCGGCGGGATATACTCGGTCTTCACGGGTTTCTCCGGGATGGCATTGGTCCCGGCCTCAGGATTTGCTATGGTGATCGCAATCCGATGATTGGATATCTCGTTCTTCTGGCCATCCATGGCAGACTTCAGCCGGTTCTCATCCTCCAGGCCCTTGATGACCACAAAGAAGCCACCTCCCTCACTACCAGATTTCCCGGCCTTGCGTTCGGCCTCTGCCGTCTCGAACCGGATCAGCTCCTTGATCATGAAGGCGAACTGCTTGTCGTCACCCTTCACCATGTCCAGGAGTTTCTTGCGGCCGTCGACCTGGGAGTAGACCCAGCGCATGTCGGACAGCATCTTGGACGAAATGGACAGCTCGGGCTCTTCACCGTCTGCCAGTCCAGCCTTGCGCTTCGCTTCCGCGATCTTTTCCTCGTAGCGGGCGATGGCTGCGGCTGCCTCGGCCTCGGCTTTTGCCTTCTGCCGGATCTCGCGTTCGATGCGGACCTTCTCGGATGCCGCCGCGCGCTTTTGTTCCCGGGTCAGCGTACCGGTGGAATCGGGCCGGATGGATATGCCGTCATCCTTGGGCACTGTGCCGGGCTTGCGGCGGACGGGCTTCCGGTTCTTCTTCTTGTGGTCAATGCCGTAGATCGACAACCGGAGCCTCCTTTACCAGATGGGCTTTTGCATACCTGATAATTTCATCACTCAGGTCGTAGTTGCCGCAGGATTCGAAGCCGACACAGGTCAGACCGTGGATCATTTCCGGGTGATCATTGATATTCACGAAGAACATGAACCGGTCTTCCCCGACCTCAATGGTATGGGCGGTCCGGTCAACCTTGGCCAGCTTCTTATAGAACTTCTCAAACTGCCCCATGGCTCCGATCATGCAGGTGTGGCTACAGCAGAACATAAAATGATTC